ATCGGGAACTACCAGGAGAGTCAAAATGACTTCTCTCCTTATTAGTTTTCGGTGTGATAGTAAAAATGATTTTCGTTTCTCGATGTTGTTGAGAAACAGGCAATTAAAAGCCTTATGTGCCATCGTATGTAAGAGCAGGGGGTCCGACGAGGAAGACCAGTTCATAATCATCGCCGGCAGCAATAAATAGATTAGCTGTCCCGGACCAGTTGATACGCGCGGCAGGTGTTTGTCCATATGCACGGAGAACATTAGATCCTAATGATCCTTTGAATCCAGCATTGGGCATTCCATATATAGTGGAATAATATGGAATAGTAGCAGTTGATGGTTGTCCTGCCACAGCAAATGAAAGACCGTTTGCAAGACCCTGTTTAAAAAGGTTAACCCAAGTTGTTCCAGCTACACCAACTATGGGATTGAGATCGGCGATTGCAATATCACCATTGCGACTGATAATCTCATTGTTAATTGCAAAACCTGAATAATTTGATGGTAAACCACCGCCTGAGTCTGGTGCAATAATAAAGCGCGACGAACCACGCGAAAAGCGGAATATCAGTCGAAAATAATCTCGGAAACTCGTATCCGCCCATGCACTCCCCAGCAGTCGCACAGATGGCGCAAACGGATCTGCACGGAGAGTACCAGGTGCAGCAGCACCAACATTTATCAGTGTCCACATCCAAGTAGGACGCATGATAAGATCTTTTACGTGATGGAATTCGTCAGCATTTGATATATTTTCCTCACGAGATCCATGTGCAGGAATAAGTGATGGTGCTGGCATTGTACGGATCATGTCACGTGTCATACCTTGAGCAACGAACGCAGTTTCGAGTGGAATCTCTGGTGGTGGTTCGGGATCATTTGATGTTGTTGTCCAGTGTTGCCGCAGCCAGCGATTACTAGGGCGAGCAAGTTGAAAATCTGGTCCAGCTGCAGTCCACACATTAATAAAAACGGGTGGCACGGGAGTATTAGGGTGATTCAGTTCATTGAGCACGCTGATGCGCAAAGTACCTGTCTTGGGATATTGATTAATACCAGGAAGGTCTTGCACTGTTGGGCACCATGGTTGATAAAACAAGTATGGTACAGTAAAAGCCACACTTGTTTGTTGCTGAATATCAACGATAATAGACGCTCCAGAGGCATATTCATTAGAATCAAGAGCTGTCAGTTGATTGAGCGGAATGTATGATATGCGTAGACGGCCAACATGCATTTGTGAGCAAGTAATTTGTATATGGTACCTGATTGAACCTCGCCAGAACAAGCAAGTGCGTGATATCCAACTCAAATGTGTTGGAAAGGTACGTAATCCCGCCACATTGACAAGTTCAGCTGTGGGTGTAACATTAGTCTCCCACAACCCAGTATCTGTAGTGTCAGTGCCATTCCAAATAGTGCCAACATTGAGCAAAGAGGGAGTTTGAGCAATATACAGCATAGCCATCTCCTTACCACTGCCGCCAAGAAGTTCAGTTGCCGGCGCAATCACGGATTCTGGATGGATTCCCAGATTTTGACAATCTTGAAGCCCGTGTGTATTGACCATATTGGAATACTGCAGTACGACTGGTTGGATGGCTCGTAATGATGTTGGATTTGACCACCCAAAATAGTTGGCAACCATAGCAGCACCACCTGTTGCGGCAGATACACCGGCGGCCACGACTCCAATCTCGGGGATAAAAGATAGTGCCCCTGAAATAGCTGAAACAGACTCCAGTACACTCCCGACGATTCCTTTTTCACTTTTTACGACTTGTTCACGTGACGCTTTTTGAGCCACGAACGGGTCTTCTGCAAGCGCAGTAAAGGGTGGTAGTGGATCGAGTTGAGACGCTGTTGATGGTCGGGCTGGGTATGGAATGCCAGTTGCTGGTAGTGTTGCTTGATTCTTTGTTATACGTGTTGGTATAGTGTATGATATCGGATTGTATCCGGCAACATCAACATCGACAAAGTTGGCAAACACTGTATATGTTACTGGTGTTGGCGTAGCCCCAGTGTTAGACAATACGTTGAGGACGTGAATGTTCACGACACCAAATTGAAAGGCGGCATCTCCATTCGCTCCAGTGAGCATATACATTGGAATGTACTGGTATGGGAGTGCGAATGGTAATGTGAACTCATGAACTTCATTCTCAGATGGTGAAACTGTGAAGCATGGGCACCCAGATGCGCTTATTATATTGTTGGTTGATGGTTGAAGATCAAGAGTATTGTTCCATTGTGGTGAATACGAAACAAGTACTTGACCATAGTGAAACTTCGAACCATTCATTCGGAGGCTAATTTTGACACCCGCTCGAAAATATGTGAAATTTTTCAATTTGTCCCATATTTGCGGCACGGAAAACAAGAAATTGGGAAACGTTATTTGAAGAAGTAAACTTCCCATTGTGTCAGTTGATGTCCACGTATGTGATTCATAGTACACACGACTTAAAAAGTCAGTCAGTGATTGTTTCATATACGGGTCGACAGGTGTTGATGGTACATTTGGTATGTGTTGCGGTGAAGTTAATGTTACAACAGAGGAATCACTAAAAGTAGTAATCTCTGTCCGCGTAGTGACATTATCGGCATTTGTTGCAGAGGAAGCCGTACTCTCTGTTGGTTCAGTATTTGATTGGTTTGATGTTGAATCGATTATCGCTGCTATGATCAACAAGTCGCACAGCGATGGCCACACAGCCTTTATTTTATGAGGCGCTCGTCCTGACTGGGCACTAAATAGTACCTCCTCAGCATCCAGAGTGTAGCAATCATCACCGCCATGTGTGGTTTGTGACGGTGTGAAGTTCACACACTCAGCCTTTTCCGCCCCCCAGTACTCGCCACTTGTGAAGTAGTCAGTATAGGGTAACTTGAAGGCGCGTTTATGGGCAAATGTATAGCACTCAGTGGTAAAAACTTGAAATGGTGCTCGCCCATAATGATACATTTCTCTGCATGCAGCCAAAAAATTTGCTTGCAATGCGAGACAATCATCATTCGACTCTCTGATCCAATTCATCATCTCATGAATGGAATCAATATTGAGAGGTGCCAACACACGACCACGCTCGAAACGAAACCCACGTTTTAGAAACGTAAGCTCGTCGAGTGTGAGGTAGTGTTGATCTTCGCGCATGGCATCTTTATTTGGTTGATTATAAATGATGCCATGCTTAGCAAACTGTCTCGATATGGTAGTCATATTAAACCATGGCATGTGATTTGAGACATTTGCAATATTGTCGTCACCGTATGTTTTGAGACGAATGTGGTCTGTGAACTCACTCAACTTCCCACCCAATTCCACGTATATGATACGCATCATGAGTGAGTTAACGAGTGAATTGACAAGTGACGTCATGACAATACCAGAAGGATTACCCTGTCCAACACGATACACATCTCTCTCTGCTATGTGAAATGCAGAAAACATAATCTCAAACATGCACTCACGAATATCGTTGTTATCGTCGGCATAAAACTCATCAATTATGGTGAGTACTGCCTTGAGCAATTGATATGATAGCTGCTTATCATAATTAGAATAATCTCCTCCAATCCAATTATCGCCGATATGAGCGAGATGATAGTACATCAACCCCCACTCATCACTATGCGGATTTAATCCAACAGCACACTCTCCATACACATGGTTGTACATGACGTGTGCTGCGAATTTTTGAAAATACATCCGCACGACGACATTGAGATCAAATGGTGCGACATTGAATATGCGCGTCTTACCTTCTTTAACTTTGGCAAGTTTGACGCGCTCATCCTTGAGTATGTCCATGAAGAGTGTCATATCAATTTGGCGATTTCGTGCTTTTTCAATACGTTCTTCAACTTTTTGTTGGACATATGGATGCAATCGCCGCTCACCAGGCTCTCCAGTAACAAAATCGAATTTACCGTTATGTGAGGTATTCGAATTAATGTACGGGTAGCCGGGAGATGTATGCAAATTCATTGGTGGTATCCATTTATCGCCAGGGAAACCATTGAGTGCTTCATCGGCAGTAAGCACACACGGATTTTGTCGATATGGACTATCAACACCAAGAATATCATTCTTCAGATGTTCTACACATTGAGCAACAATGTCTGGATCAAAGACAACAAGTGGTACACACTGTTTGAGAATCCCACTGCGTAACGGATTTAATGTCTTCGTGGGGGTCAATAGTGCGGGTGCTGTCACAGGTTCATATATACCAAATAAAGGAGACGGAATAATAGTCGTCTCAGTTGGCAATCGAACTTGATTTGGTCCAGATACACGGCCATAGTGAGCAAGTGGTAAGCCTTTGTGTACTGCGCGCTTTGATTGAGCAGTCATAACACCAGGATCGTGATCGAGTGTAGGTATCACCAATGATATTTCGCTCCAATCACTTAAGAACTCATAAAGAAATTCTTTCGTGATGGGAGTGGTGAGACCACGCAAATTCGTTCCTGCCACGTGCACACCGAGAATATGCCCACCTTGTACGCTTGGGTTTAGCCATATGAGTGGAGAGCCACAATATCCGCCTAAAGTCATTCCCCGATAGGAATATGACTTCACCAGATGAATGTTTTTATCTGGTGTAGTGGACGAATAAGCGCTCACATTATAGTCTAACACTGCGTCCTTTTCAATATTAGTACACAGAGTGACCATTTTTGTATTTGCATCACCGTCGATCACCCACAACATAGCCTCTTGAAGGGGGTTTTTGTTGAGGGATGTCGACGAGTGGAAATGTGAGCGGAGATCAGAGTAACACTGAAATCTCTTTGGTAATCTCAAGAAAATAATATCCATCTCGATTTTCGGTATTTTAATCTCACATTCATTTGTATTGAATGTCATGAGTTGTCCGTGAGCACTTTTCAATTCGACACGAGTGTCATCCAGAGATAAGCCGTAAAAACAATGCAATGGCACCATTAATACCCGCCCATACACGAAAAGACCGCGAAGTTCGGAAACAACACGGTCTTCGTGATAAGCTGATACAACGACAGCATTGGTTGTAATACGATTAATACCAAGATTATAGGCATTTCGATCAGGGCACGCTTGAGCAACAAATCCATCATCTCGGCTGGAAATAATATCACGTGGTAATTCTTCACCAGTATCAGTCCACAACAGTTCGCGCACAAGTAAAGGTTTCTGACCCTTTGGTATTTTAGTTTCAGGAACCCAAACAGTACTTCTGGGTGTCGTATGAACTGCAACACAGTTCTTTTTGTATAGAACACGACGAGCCACTTCATTGCCTTCAGATTTGACTGCAAATTGAGTAGTGGTTTGTCGGGTCTTTTCATCGCCAGATGTCTCAACGACCATACGAGTTTGATTCATACGTGTTTTCTCATCACCTGACGTTCCTTCACACACGTTGGTATCGGGGGCCATAGCGCGATGAATTAAAAAGCCTGTCGATATTATTGACACAGCGAGTAAGACCATCGCTCCAACTTTGAACATTAAATGACCCTGCATTTCCTCGCGTAAACGGTCAACCATGTTGCCAATAGCGGCACCAAATCGTGCTGAGATACTACGTATTCGTTCTAGTACTTTCTTGTGTACAGCACACATTCGATCTACCCATGTTGGATCGGGTTCACATGATTGATTGATGGTCGTAGCAATTTCAATTGCTTCTTCCTCTGTAAGAAATCCGCGCTCGACGCCGTAATTTGATGGTTCATCCAATAGTGAGCGAACGTATGTAACATCGCTTTCGAAGAGCAAATCACCAACATAGGCATCGTCGGGTTCTTTTGAATTATTTCCCCAAAGACCTTGTGCTTGGAATTGTTTCTCCACACCGTGAATATCAAGACCAGCGCGCAGATAGTTGGCACGTATAATACCTTCCTCTCGCTCGCGCTGCCACGCTTTACGTGTGCGACACAATAGTGACATTTCGTCATATGTTCCATCAGTCAACAAGGGTTTATTCTCATTGTCGAGGACTGTGAACAACATGATCGATGTAATATCAGCAGCAACAGGTAAACCATCAACATAAGTCGACGGAAAATCTCGTGCAACACGGTCGACATCCATACGCCCAGAAGAGTTGAGATACTCTTTTTTAAGTTTAAGATGTATAAGAAGATCAATACGTCGACGAATAGCATCGAACGATCGAACGCCACGGTTAATATCATGTGGTACTGCGACATTACCTGTCATCATGAGCAATTCAGATGTCATGAACGTGTTACCCTTAGAGCCAAGATCGGCTTTGGGGACAGGCCATGATACCATGTTTTTCATGCGGCAAATATCCATGCATTGTTGTATAGTAGCCATAGATTCCTGGTTTTGATATACGTCATCAGCAAAAACTACTGGTTGACCATTATATCCATCCCAATGTTTGCCGCCACAATCTCGAACATGCATGTGCTCACCTGGTTTGAAAACAAGACCACGTAGAGCAAATGCTTCCTTCATAATATCAGTGACAAGTGCATACTGGACAACAGACTTTCCTAGTCCAGGTGGTCCAGTAAGTAATATCGAGAATGGTGATACTCGCATAGCACTGTCCGTCATATACGGTCCAGCTGCTTGTGTCATTCGATCGCACATATTGTACACATTTTTGAATATGGCATACGCTTTGGGAACGGTCTTAAATTTCCACAAGAGTGCGTTATATTCATCTCCTTGTTTTTGCCAAGCCATTACTGCTCGTGCCTCATCAAGATTTTTTGTGACACGAACCAGTCCTTCATTGTTGTAATATGAGGTGACTTTGTCCATCCACACAGGAATTTTCTCAGAGACAAGTGCGAGTTCACGCATGTCAGGATGCATTCCAAATACGTGTTTGCACACAAGGTCATATGCGTATGTGAACAATCGTTCAACAAAATGTGCAAGGCGCTCAGTAGATGTAATAGTGCGCGAAAGTTGATCGAGTCGTGTGACGCGTTTCTGATTGTCTTTGATATTGTAGTCAGTGACTCCTCCCATGGCCAACATCAATTTTGCTGTACCAATGAGAAAGCCTTCAGGTTTTTCTTCGGTGTCGCCTTGTGCTTGGAATGGTGTTTCGTCATCACTGTTGGCATCGTCATCTTCTGGACCGAGTCGATGGAAAAATTCATCATCAAACTCATGACGTGGTGTATCGTCATATGGGTGCCAAAAATTGTATGCATGTTCAAATAGTGGATCAACTTGGTCTTCTCTCACACGTCGAATATTTTCCAATGCGTCTTGAAATACTTGCGCTAGACGCTGAGCATAGCCACGGAAAGTTTGTAGTCCGGGCAATGGAAAATGTGTGAGAAATTGTGCGACAGCTGTCACCTTGATAAAAAGTGATGACTCTGCGCACAATTGCATGAGCATAAGGACAAATGATGTTAATCGTCTTGCCCATTGAGTAGGGTCGACTGTGATATTGTTGTCAATAATAAGTCGATTCAACATATCGGTGATCTTATCGATTGTTGGAAATTTAATCTCAACTTGTGGTGTGAACCAAGCTTGAGCTGTGAATTTACCTTCGGGGGGTGATGGCATTTTCTTTGCAGCTGCAACAAGACGTTCACGCTGAGCAACGAGATAACTTTGGCGCTCTTTGAACATGTTGTAGAGATCATTCATTTCGGAGTAATTTGGACCAAGTTCAGGAGCGTACATGAAGTACGTTTCGAGAAATTCGTTAGCAGCATTTTCAGTTGCCATTTTGGCCCAATGAATGCTTTGTTCAACGTACATCCGAGCCTGACGGGGTGGTGATTGCTCGAATATGCGCCAAAACAATGAGTATCCAGCATTTCGACGCTCAGGGCATCGTTTAGCCATAGTGAAGCACTTGTGTAGTGAAAGGCAATCTGCACACATTGAATAGTATTCGGTACAGTCACCTCGTGCATGTTCAATGGGTCCAAGACCCTCAGCAACGAATGCTGTTTCATATTTTTGGTCACGTGCAACTCGACGGTCGACATCGATAGTTCGTTTAGAATGATTGACTATCATGATATTTCGCAAATATGCTCGTTTTTCATCGCTGAGTGAAGCTCGATATTTTGAGATTCCGCGAGCAATTTGTGCTTGCATGACATTTGTTTGGTTATCAAACGTCAAACGATCTTGTGACAAGCGAGTGTGGAACATGTGCATGTTGAGACGACCGAGCAGGGTGTAATAGTGCTCGATGACCATTTCGATATAGTCAGGCAATTTGCGCATCAATTTGATGGATTTGCGCAATGACCCACACTGTTCGCACAGAGACAAGTTGTTACATTGTCGATCTGCGTGTAGAAAAACAGGTGGACGACTGGATAGAAGTCGACTGTCACTAAGGACAGAGTTTCGGAATGTGGACATTGAATCGGTCTGTTCTTGTTTGCGCACAGTATGCACAACGACACGATCGTCCATCGAAATCTGACACTCAGCAATAGCAATGAGATCATCAACGGAAAGAGCGCGACGATTATATGATGTGAATTTGGGTGCTCGGGGAGCTGTCCATTTCAGGTCAGGTTCCTCATTGGAGCTGGTGAGTAGCGATGTGTTTTGGTTTTGGTTCATGTTTGGTTTGTGCAGGGAATTTCGCGACTGCAGTATATTTTTGGGTGAAGTATATGAACTTCTTGTATTTTGGATTATGTATTTATATATTTCACAATGGACAAGGCGCGGATCAAGATTAGGACATACAAAATGACGTCACATGAAAAATCGGTCAAGATGTATTGGGAATAAAGAAAGATTGTCGAACAATCAGTCAGTTCAGGAATAGCAAGGGTCCATGTTCAAACAAAATATCACAAAACAATTGGAACGGTCTACATCAACTTGGGTATACAGTATGTCGTCCAGAGGTTGATTAGAGTGACGTCTTAGTAGTGTGATAAGTGTTTTTGAAGTCCAGGTCAGGTTTCAATAGTGTTTGAAGAAGTTAAAGCAATAAAGGAATAAAAGAAGTAACAGATACAATAGTAACAAAGTGTATGTTATCATCGACATGGTACATAGAATATGTAATCATGTGATAATATAACATAACACAATGACTAAGGTTCAAAAACGAAGGTGGGGGG